TTAGTCCTCAAGCAATCGGGCAGCGGGATTTGTCGTAGCCTCGCCGGATTGGAAGTACCCCACCACACTCGACACCGACCGGTGCTCGGTCAGTTGCATGATCGCCGGCAGCGTCACGCCCTGGCGGCTGGCTTCGGTCACGAACCCCGAGCGCAGGCTGTGCCCGCCAAAATCCCCCTCCAGCCCGGCCAGGCGCGCCCGCCGCTGCACGATCTCACCTACGGCGGCCGGGGACAGGGCGGGGCCGACCCGCTGTTTCCACAGCCGTCGGAAGATCGGCCCCTCGGTGATCCCGGCTGCGTCCAGCCAGTCCTGCAGCGCGAGGGCGGCCCGATCGAGCACCGGCTTGTCCGGGGTCGAGCTCGCGGTGACGCCGGCCTGTTGGGTCTTGCTGTGCTCCAGACGGTAGATGTAGCCCTTGTCACCGATCCGGCGCAGGTCTCGCATGTCCGCGGCGGCAATCTCGCTGCGCCGGCGCCCACCGCTGGCAAATCCGAAGGAGAGTAGGGCGCGGTCGCGCAGGCCTTCTAGGCTGTCGTCACAGGTGGCCAGCAGCGCCTCCAGTTCGGGCAAGGTGATCGCGGTCTTCTTCCGCGGCCGTTCACCGCGCTTGACTGCGGCCCGTGCGGCGCGACTAAGCACGGTGCGGATCGCCGGCTGCTCGCAGGGATTGGGAGCTTGCTTTAGCCGGTGCGCCGTGGACAGCACGGCGACCCGATGCCGCACGGTGGCCAAGGTCCAGGGGCCGAGCTTGGCCTTGAGGCCAGCGGCCACCAAGGCCTGGTCGACGGCCGGCGGCAGTTCCCAGGCCAAGTCGCCTTCGGCCGAGCGGCGCTGCACATGATCGACCACAAACTGCAGCACGGTGGCTTCGGGTACCGGCAAGGCCAGCTCGATGCCGTAGCGTGCCGCGTGCCATCCGGCCCAGTAGCGCAGGGCACTGCTGTAGCTGCGGGTGGTGTTCTCGGCCGCCGCTTCGGCCAGCAATTCGCGCACCGCGTCGGCGGCCTGCTGAGCCAACTGTTCCGGTAGCACCAAGCTGGCGGCCGTCGCGGCGAGTACGGGAATTGTATAATTATGTTTCATACTATGTAATGTATACTACGAAGCAGACATTATACTCGCGATAATCATCACTTATCGCGAGTACGTTATCAGCAGAGTAGGGTGCCAGTACAGGAGACTTCGCATGGCCCGCGGCATCACCGAAACTGACGTCCATACCGCCGCCGACGAGTTGGTCGCCAAGGGCGAACGCCCAACCGTAGAGCGTATCCGAGCTCACCTGGGAACAGGCTCACCGAACACGGTGACCCGCTGGCTGGAGACATGGTGGAACGGACTTGGCACGCGCCTGCAGCCAGCGCGTCCGGACCTGGAAGATGCGCCAGCGGTGTTGGCAGAACTCGCCGGGCAATGGTGGGAGTTGGCGCTGAAGCATGCCAAGGAGGCCGCCCGTCAAGAGCTTGCATCGTCCGAGCAGGCCCTGGCTGCCGAGCGTGATGCGCTGGCGGCCAGTTCCCGATTTGCGGCTGAAGAGCTGGCGCAAATGCGGGCAGAGCGTGACATTGCAATCACCGGGGAGAGAATTGCAGCGGCCCAAGCTTCAGAGCTACAGCACCTGGTCGACCAGCTTCAGCTACAGATCTCTGAACTTGCAGAGCAGCGCGACCTCGAGCGCCGAAGAGCCGACCGAACCGAGACAGCGAGACAGCAACTCGATGTCCGGCTTCATGACGCCCTGGAGACGGCGAAATCTGAGCGGGAAGACTGGACCGAGTACGTCAGATCTGTCGAGAATCGGGCGCTAAACGATGTTGATCGAGCACGCCAGGAGGTGAAGGAACTCCAGACGCAGCTAAGCAAGACATCCGAAGAACACAGGGCCCTTGAGAAGCAGCTGCGTCAGGATATCCAGGCCGCCCAATCGGCGGCAGCAACCGCCAGCCGGTCTGCGGATATCCTGCGCGGGAAGTGTGACGCTCTCGAGGGACAACTTTCAGCGCTTCAAAACTTGCCGGCTCAGCTTGAAGTGGCACTAAAGCGGTCCAAAAGGGTTCCTTCGCCTACGACTCGGAAGCGCCCCAAGCAATAGGGCGCACGCTGCGACCCCAAAGGCTGAGAGGTACCAGCTCTAAGGATTTCACGTCAATGCAGGGCGTCTTTTCAGTAGCTCGAGCGAATCCTCGGCATCTTGTCCGAGGGTTCTCAGATTTACGGGCGAATTTCCCCGGCAAGGCGGGCAAGTCTCTTCGGCTACTAGGGTGGCTTGTCCGCGGTAATCAGGAGTCACTCACGCTCAGGCACCGAATAGATAGCGGTTATTCTTCCTCATTGAATTCGATGAGCGCCGCACGCAAGACCGCGGCAGGATCGGTCCTGAGAACCTCCTCAGGGGTCGCGCCGTCCAGTAAAGCGTTGCAACTCATAAACCACTCCACCTCACCCCAGCCGGTCGTGCGACCCTGATCGTCCGGCGTAAACGGCCCTTTTTCTCGCAAGACCGTCAGAATGTCGTACAACTGACTGACGGGCTGGCCATCTTCCCCAAGCTGCCATGCGGGGTAGCGGTAATGGGACGACGGCGGATCCATGTATGCTGCGAGAAGCCGCCACTGCCGGCGGAGCTTCGTTGCTACTGTCGGCAGCGAGTTCTTATGTGCAGGATCGACGATCCTAGATACTTCCGCGGCCGTCAACCAGTGCTCCGCCAACCTCGCGCGCTTGCGGGCAGCGGCGACCAAGATTGGGGGGAGGCTTTCGGAACGGGAACTCACCATCTTGCACCTGCGCTCTAGGACAAGAAGTCCTGCTTGGTGGTGGTGCCCCTGGTCGGAATCGAACCGACGTGTACGCGCTTATCTGGCGCGTGCTCTCACCGGGGTATAAGGCCGGCGCTCTGACCAACATGAGCAACAGGGGCGTGATCGATCTAAGCGATCACGCCGGTATTCGAGGGTCGAGCGAGGCCAGGCAGGTCATAGGACAAGCATACCGGGATCGACACGAGGCTGCCATCAAAGGTGGTTGGTCGTTTGCAGCGCGCAGACACGCGAACGCCGGTGTGCCATAAAGCGAGCGAGTACCTCCGCCTTCCATTTCGGGGCAGCTCTTAGTCAGTTCGTGGTTCCAGAGGGCATCTTTTCGGTCGCCCGTCGGGTCAGGGGCGATTGTTGGTCAGAAAAAGGGCGTCTGTTGGCTTGAGGGAGGGCACTTCTTTATCGCCGGGAGCCACGGTCCAGCGACAGAAGCCTCCGTTGCTTCCGAACTAGTAACACCTTTACATGGCGCTAGGTAACAGATTTACCTGCTTCGTCAGTCGATGCGATCATGGGGATCGATCTTGCTCATGCTGCAATCTCATCCTTGTCGGGGGAGCCAGCAGGGAGGCAAGAGCCAAGCCAGAGCCTCAGCCATTGCCATGCAGAGCCAACGAAGGCTGCGGCCGCCCGATACAGCATTTCGCATAATGTATATTATGTTCGCAGCATCTGGGCCAGACTGGCACGGAGCTTGCCTCGACACTCGCCCCTGCTGTGGCATGGAGCCTGATTGTGCGTGATCGCAACCTAACCGGCCCTTGGGCCGGTTTTTCGTTTAAGGCTGGCCGACTGGTCACACCCGAAGGCCGTGAGCTGGAACCGCAGGATCTGGCTTGGCTTTCGCTCACCGCTGCCCAAGCACAGGAATGGCGGCGCCTGATGGAGGCTGCTTCGAGCTCGAAGATCCGAGCTCGAGATCACCGGAAACCCTCGGCATACAAAGCTGCCGAAATTGTGGATCTCCGAGATGTTGTTCGGCGACGCACCGAAAAGCGGCTGTCCAGGGCGTTGGCCGGCCCTGACGCCGATCCTGTGGCGGGCGTCCTACCAGCACCGGGGCCAACGCCTCGCCAGCGCGTGTGAGGCGCTTCCGTAGGGGCGCAGCCCCTACACCCCACCCGCGCTACCAAGCGCTACAGCGCCGCCTCAATCTCTGCCTTCTTTCGAATGTTGAGTGAAATGCCGTTGTTCAGCGTCGACCTGGTAACAAAATCACGGTCAAGCAGCCCCTGAAGTGATGAATCAAACGTCAGAATGTGCTTGCAGAAGTGATTCGACAGTGTCTCCGTGCTAACCGTATTCCGACCCCAGATTTTCCTTCGGCGAAGGACCGCCATGATCTGCCGAGCTCCGACGTCGATATCGATTTTCCTCGTAAAGCCGACAACGGCTACATCAAGCCCTTCGAGGATGGACGAGTAAGAGTCGATGCCAAAGTAATGACTGTGCGTCTGTCGAACCGTTGCCACCTCTGAAGATCCTACGAGGACCACCTCGTAACCTTGAGACGCGGGGAAGTTCCTCTCATATTCACTGTACGACTTCACTGCATCACTGGGATTTCGACTGACGATATCCCAACTGACGAAGGCGCCAGCATTCCAGTCAAAGACCAATATCCAGTTATTCAGGCCGACAGAGTTGCGCTCCTTCTCAGTCAGCGTCTTGATGATGTCTTCATTGACGAAGCTATCAAACACCTTGTGCTTGTCAGACTCCAGGATGAGTGCTTCGCAGACCTCGCGGAGCCCATCAATGCGCAGCCGCAGCTCCAGTGATGGCTGGCGCCCTGCCTCGTGCTCATAGAATGCATCAGACAGGCACTTAAAGTACTCGAGCACCTTCGCATGACCCTCACCTTCTTTAAGGTGATGACCATAGATCACCGAGGTTCGCTCGATGCTCTCAGCCCAGTAGTGCTGGATTCGGCTCCTGATTTGAAGCTCAAGATTAAGGCCGTTCCTTTCGAGAAGAACGTGCAGGGCGCGATAGCCAGTGATGTCTCGCCCTTTCTCGCGATAGTCGGTGAATCTTCGGATCGAGAACACGCTCTGCTGCGCCACGCGATCTTCAAGAAAGCGCTTCAATGCATCAACTTCCGCATTGTTCTGAACGATGATTCGACAGCCGCCGATGTCCTGAAGCTGCGATAGTCGAACGCTCAGTCGGTTGAGCTTTCTGGCTATCTGAGGCTTACGCTTGAGCCGCTGAGCAATGTAGTAGCTGGCTCCGTAATTGGAGAGCATATGCTGCAACTCCAACGTAGTCTCAGAGAGAGGTTGCAGATGAGCTCCGCGATACTCATCGAACGCGTCCTCCATCTCAATCAGATCAACTTCGTCCTTGTAGCTTCCGCTAGCCAAAGCCCTACCGGCCTTGTCGATCTTGGTCTTTGAGAGCTTCATGCTTCCCCCTTCCATGCGTGTTCCTTTCGTTGATTCAGCAAAATATCATGCCGAACAACAAGAGCGTAAGCGCAAGCTCGTGACGCATCACATTAATCAGAAGCTGGCCGGGTAAGGCGGTGTCTCCGGGAACGTCCCCATGGGGCGTTTCCCGACCTCCACCAGTGCATGCGGCGATGGCTCAGGCGTACCAGATGGTGCGGACTGAGCGATGCCGCGAGCTGGGTGATCCTGACTCGACTCCGATTCCTGGCGCGGTGAGCGATACGGATTGTAGGCCGGTCCGTCGCGTGCGATAGCCACGCATACTGGTAGCGAAATCTTTGCCTTGGTGCCCTGCTCCGTTACGCAGGTGCAAGTGGTGTCCTGCTCAGTGGTGCCGGAGGCCATGCAGTAGAGCTCCGGCTGCGATTGCACAGTGCGATCATCGAAGGCGGGCGCGGACCACGGCTGAAACTCAACACGTGGTTTGTGTTTTTGCACGTATTCTTCGCGGGTGAGGGGCCGTGCCGCCGGCATGCCCGCGCCCAAGGGCGCCAGGGCACCTGCCGCCGGCAAAGCACCGCCCCCCTGCTCTTGCCTCTTCGCAGCCTCTGCGTTGGAGGGGTTGATCAGGAACAGCCACCCCAACCACAGTATGCCTATCAAGGCGACCGCTACTGACAGGCCCTGCCAGACTCGCTTCGGCACCTTGAACTTGTGACTGGCCGTGTGCAGCGTCGCGCTGCGATACCTGTCATAGAGGTTCTTCGGGTAGACCCAGATTTCTTCCTCAGCCTTGTCGCGAATCCGTTCGTCGTAGGGATCAGCCTGCACGCGGGTCCACGTCAGAACACCAGCCCGCTGCATGCCAAACGCACGATTCATGTGGGTGTGCGAACCGATCAGGCTGCGCACCTGGTGGTGGATCTTGCTGGGCCACTGGGTGACGAACACCAGATCGAAACCACGATGCCGGTGCGTGGACATCGAGCGAATGCGTGGATCTTCCGATTCACCGGGCTTGCCGGTGGACGGGAACAGCCTGCCATAGCGCTCCAGCCCCTGAGTGTTGCCATCCGAATGCGCTTCGTCGTACAGCACGAAGGAGCCATCGGGAAGCTGGGTCCAGTCGTTGTGGTCAGGCAGCTTTTCGAACCACGGGAAGGCGTCCGGATTCTCCTCGGTGGTTGCACCTGCGACGTTGGTAAAGAACCGTCGCGGCTGCGCCTTGCCTTCTTTGATTGCCTGCTGGTTCTGCTCGTAGAACTCCTGCGCCATGCTCATGGCGCGCAGGGTCTTGCCGTTGCCGGGCTGGCCGGAAATGAGATACATCATTTGGATGCGGCCTTCTGAACTGCGACTTTGCCAGCGTCAATCACCACCTTGGTGACCATGGCAGAGCCAACGATGGTGATGGCCTCCCCTGCCCCTGCGAGCAGCAGCACATTGGCGAGGTCACCGGAAATGCCGCCCCAGTAGGAGACGACAAGGCTCAATGCTGATTTGACCAGCGGAAGCAGCGCGGCGCCGGTAGCAAGCCCGAGGCCCGCGCCGGTCAAAACACGTGCAAGAGAGTTGCCCAGGAGTTGGACAAGAAAGGCGGCAAGCCAAGGCATTATCTTCTGAGCCCCAGAACGATGTAGGCAGCAACGATGGCCGCGAATGCAATCACCATGCCGCGGATGTACCGAGAGAAATCACACAGCGGCTTGAACTCAAAAACCATGGCGGCGCTGTAGCCGCCGAGGGATACGTTGATGGTCCGAGGTGACGGGCAAGATCCACCACCTAGACCGCTAGACCACTGGCCTTGGTAGCTGCCGGGAATGGGTGGATCCATGTAGGGCATGGGCACATCGCCCGGATACTGCGGATCGCCGGGGAGGCTTGGATTCTCTCCGCCATCGCCATCGCCATCGCCGTCCCCGTCGCCATCACCATCACCATCCCCGCTACCACCGCCGTCGCCGCCCCCGTTGCCACCGCCGCCGCCCCCTCCCCCATCGCCACCGCCGTCACTACCGCCGCCGTCACTACCGCCGCCGTCGCCACCGCCTGTTTCGCTACCGCCTCCGCCGCCATCATCGCCACCGCCATCGCCAACGGGCTTCGGTTCGGGTGCGTCAGAGGTATGGCAAACACCACCTGTAGGCTGGTAGCTGAAGCCCGCCGCACCTTGCGGATCGAGCGAGCTGGCATACATGCATCCGTTGTTGCAGACGTTGACTGATCCGGCCGTGCTGCCGCCCTCCCAGCCGAACTCCTCGGGGCGGTCCTCGCACTTCTTGTCGCACTCGTATGCGATGAAGCTGGATTCGATGTAGCCGCCGCCGATAGCGGGAACCGCCACACGGCACTTTCCCTCGGCGTTCTTCGGCAAGACCACGCATTGCTTGGTGGAGTTGCCCGCCTTGAACTGCGGACTCTTCTGGCAAGACACCATCGCTTCGCCCATGTCGAACGCGCTAGCGGTCAGTGGCGCGATAAAGAAGCTCACCAGCAAGGCCAGGGTGCGGAGCATTCAGTCACCAAATGCGATGTAGAGCGCGGCACTGCCGACGCAGAGAACGAATAGGCCGAGCATCACCAATCCCCCATAGAAAGGGGCCGGATTGCCCGGCCCCGGTGTTACTGCGATCAACCGAAGATCGCAGCCTTGAACCACTTGTAGCCAACCGCGATTGCGGCCGGTGCCAGCTTGGCGGTGCCGATGGCGGCGACACCTGCGGCCAGACCGGCCAGAACGGTGAGTGCAGCGCTGTAATCCAGATCCATGATGATCCCCTTGCGTAGTTGAGTTAGTTGCGAACGGACCTGCCTAACTGCTTGTATGCCCATGCCACGGCGAAGCACACCGCGACCATGGACAACAACCCCGACACCTCGGCAGTGGTAAGTGCGGGAATATCGGTGCGCGGCACGAATCCAGCCTGCTCACAGGTGCCGATCTGCTCGTTGAATTGCAGGCACTCGTAGACGTACCGCGCCATGACTTAGGCCTGTGCAGCCGGGCGCGGTGCAGCCCTCTGCAGCGGGCGCAGCACGGTGAACTTGCTCAGAGTTGCAACGCCCTTGTTGACCTGCAGCATGGCCGGAACGTCCAGCTCGTATTCGCCTGCCTGATAACCCGGCTGACCCTTGTCCAGGCGCACGTCGAACGGATAGGCGAAGCCATCCGCCTCCAGCTTGCCGCGCTGCTTGCGGGTGGTGAACTCAACGTTCTCGTTGCGGTCGTTGGTGAAGCTGCCGCCACGCTCGTTGATCTGCGAATCCAGTACGGTGACCTTGATCATTTCGTTACCCCTTGGAGGTTGGTTGTACGGCCGCGATTTCGGGCCAGTGCGCTGCTGTGTCACCTGTGACCCACTTCGGCAGCGATGGCGAAGTGCAGGAATCGATGACCGCCCGCAGTGACTGATCGTCCGGGCAGTTCTTGGAGATGAAGTTCAGTGCCGCGCCGTACTGGCGGCGGATATGGCGACGAACGCTCTTCCACGTCGCTTCAACGGCGGCTTTCGTGATCTCGATGCGCGTAGCCACGCAGCGCAGAAAGCACAGAACCGGGTACGCGCCGAGCAGGTAGGAGGCAGGGTCGCGCAGAATGTCGAGCGGCAGTTCCTTGCGGTTGGAGGCGCGGAACTGGGCCTCATAGCGCACCCACGGCGACGCCTTATCGCCCTGCTCCCTACCCTTCTCGTAGACGCGCAGCTGCTTTTCCGACTTCTTGCCGCCCACGTAGAGGGTCTTGCCGTCACCGCTGTCGTAGTCGTCAACCAGCTGTGCCTTGGGGCGCTGACCACGGTTGTCGAACTCGCCCTGGGCGTACCACTTCTGTGCCAACCGCAAGGGATAGTTGCCCACAAGATCATCGGCGCACACGTCGACACGGGTAATTCTGCTGCCGCAGCTTTCGAGCTTCGCTCGAAGCTCCAGCCACCGCTGCGCATGGCCGCAGCGCGCTGCTGCTACTGCCCTACATCCATCGCCGGTCAACTCAATTCGGGCGGTATAGGTGCCATCAGCACGACGGCAGTTCTCGCCGCCAAGTTCGATCATGCCGACGAACTTCTTTTCGGCGTTGAGGATCTTGATGCGCCACAGGTAGAAGCGCCCTCCCCCGACTACTTCGTCCAGTTCCAGTCCCAGCCCTGCGAAGAACCAGCAGAAGATCTGCAGGGCGACTACGCGGGCATTGTCGGGGCTGAAATCGACCCACTGCCGGATCTCTTCGTATGAGTCGCCCTCACGGAATGCCAGCTCGTTCAACACCGCGAGCATGTCCACGGAAGCGGAGAACCAGTCAATGCCGACCGTCAGGGTTCCCTCGGGGTTCCTGAATTCACTGACTCCCCTGTTAGACGAGGGGAGTCCTGACCCGGCCAGCACCGCGCGATCACCGACCATTGGAGCGATCCTTCCCGAGCTTCCACAGGCGACGAAGCGCCAGCCATGCCTGCTCGATGACGATGGAGACGATGGCCACACCGAGCACGAGCGCGACAAACACAGCGCACGCCGTGAGGCCCATATCGAGCTGGGCCAGCTCGGCGAATGAGGGATGCTTACTCATGCGGCTCGCTCCTGCTCTTCTGCGTAGCGAGCGGCGGCCAGAAGATCACCTCGCTTGGTGGCGGCAATCTCAGCCTTTGCGAGTGCGATGACTTGGGCTTCGCGCGACTGCTGAGAGGCGGTGTAATCACGCCGGTCGAGTAGCCACGAGACGATGCGGGCGCAGCCAATGGAGACGGCCACGATGGATGCGAGAAGGGAGAATGCGAAAAGGGGCTGGATCATGCCAGAATCCCCGTATTGACAAGGACGCCACAGGGGGCGACATGGGCAAGAACAGGCTTCAAATGTCCGTAGGGTTGTTCGCAGCGGTCATTTCCATCGCATTTGTCGTAGGTGCTGCTGCCGTATGGGTGACTGCAGAAATGACCTGGAGTCTTCCTGGCGACGGCTCGGGAAGTAACGCTGATTGGCTTGCGGCCTACGGGACGTGGGCTATTGGACTCGGCGCAATTTTCTTTGCGCTGGTCGGGCACCTGCAGCGGAAGGACGAAATTCGTCACGCCAAGGCAGCGGCAGCAGATGAGCGCCGGACACACGTAACTTCCGCGATCTTGGCCCTCGCCGACGCCGCTTTGGTTAAGAGTAGCGTCGATAGGTTCCTGAGCTTGCCCGCGGATCAGCGAGTTTACGGAAGACTTCGAATCACCACCAAAGTACTTCGGACAGTTTCGAAACCCGTTGACGTAGGAGTTGACGCTCTCAAGCACATGCCCTTGGACGCGTCGCCGCTGGCCGCTCGTATCAACGCCGCCCTTGATGCCGTGCAAGGCCTTATTGATGCCATTGATATGGACGGAGGGCACCCGCTTGGAAATGAAGATGACGTAGAGCCGTTTGATGTAGACCTGTGTGAGCAGATCGCTGATGTCGGCGACGAGCTGATTCAGATGTGCGCTGAGTTCCGCGCAATGGCCATGCGTGTCATCAATTCCTCGCAGGACAAGTAGCGCGCCGTTCTGCTTGCGCCTCGACATAGTTCGCGTCCCTGTTCAGAGCTTCTTGGAGGTCCGCCAACGGCCCTGGGGTACCGAAGGCGGTGTATGCGAATCCGCATACGGGGACGATGTATAGTGATCCGCAAACGGCATGTCAACGGAATCGCATACATGAGCAGCGTCAACGATCTACTTGACAAGGTCCGGGAAGCCGGAAACTTCCCTTCTGACAATGCTTTAGCTCAGCGCCTGGGTATGACCCGCGCAGTCGTCAGCACCTGGCGTTCCGGTCGAAATCCGATCCCGGACGAGCGAATTGCGCAACTTTGCGCTCTTGGAAAACTCGATGGCCCGCTTTGGATTGCCATGATCCACGCGGAGCGCGCGCAGTCAGCCACGGAGAGGGCCCTATGGCGCCTCATGCTGGACAGAATGAGCGCGGCGGCTGCGGTCGTCGCGCTGGTAGCGCTGTCGATGCCAGGTCTCGCAAACGCGAAAACGGCTAAAAATCAGGCGGTTAGCGAGGGCCTACTGGCCCATTCTGTATATTATGTTCCGCCCACAACGAGGGACTGCCATGCTTCCTGCCTCAGCCTCGACACCTGCTCAGTCTTGGCGTTTGATTCTGGGTCATCGCAATCTGGCCGGGCCGTGGGCCTGTGTGATCATCGGTGTTGATACCTAGCCCGACGCCGAGTCGCTTGCAGCCGACACGAACCAACCTTCAGTAGCCCCCGGGACCTGCAGGAAAGTTCTCACCAACGCGCTTGAGGCTCTGCCGCAAACGCCCATAGACCGTAAGGCGTCGTATTTGGGAGTGCTGCTCAGCTGCCCACCCTTGCCGGGATCATCTCGCAGCGGGACGACTGCAGAACGTGCAGCTGGATCTGAAGCCAGCGCCCCTGCAGCTGCTTGGCGCCTACAGCCACCGCCATTCGGTCACCGCTCGGGTCCGGGCGGCGCTGGAGTTCATACAGGCCCGGCTGCATCCGACTGTGCGAACAGCTCCATTCGCTCCGCGCCAAACCGATCGCTCTGGAAACAGGGCCGGTCAACCTCGGTGATGACATGTGCAGGCTTGTCACGCAGCTGATACCCACCTGCATCCGCCGCGTTGAACCTGGGATTCGGCGTGACGGCGGTCTTCTCGATGACGTTGAACTCCGGCCAGCCACATTCAGCGGCAATGCTGATCAAAAGCTCGTCGATCAGTGCGGCGTCATTGTCGCTGTTGGTCATCACTACCGCACCCTGCCCTGTATGCGTGACGCCATACAGCTGAGTCCGGAAGCCATCGGTACCGCCGCAATGGCCGAAGCTGGTTCCGTCCCCCAGCTTTTCAACAAACAATGCCAGTTCGTAGTCGCCCAGTGCGCAGGTGAGGCCGCGCGACCCGGCTTGCCGCGCCAT